GTTGAATAGCGCCTATGGTAGAGGAGAGGAGGTGATTGTGCGTCATCGTATGTCCAAGGAGATAGCAGAGGAACTCTTGATTGACATGGGGGATTCTGCTTTCGTCTACTGTTTGGAGAGGATAGAGAACAACGCACAGAATTCACGACTGTGGCGGGATGTGTTGTTATGGCTAGGTGAAGAATCAACTAAAGGAGAAAGCAATGAGAGGATTTGATTACAAGCGTTTAGAGCAGATCACGAAGATAGAGAAGCCGTTTCGTGGTACGACCAATCGGTTTCCAATCGGGAGTCGTAGGCGTAATCTTCAGAATTTCTACGTCAGGGAAGAGAATGGCGTAAAAGTATTTGACATAACGTGTGGGACTCGTTGGAACACAGTTGAGCTTACTAAGGAAGAATACGATGCGGGAATCGCAAGGTGCGAGAAGAACCTACATGAGTACACATACGACGCGAGTGCGGGTACTAAGTACGTCAGGTATGAGCATCCTATCCATGTCTTAGGTACTGTGTACCCCGAGTACTTTCAATTCACTGCCGAGGGCAACTACCCCTATGGGCAAGGCGAGAAGAAGTTCCTTAGCGATGCCACTAGCGGATGGTTTAAGAACGACTCACGCAGGGGTGGGATGGTGTGGTCGATTGGGCGCAGTGATGCTTGGCGCGTGATGCCGATCTTCAAGAACATGAGAGTAACAACCGATCAGGCTATGCGCTCGCTTGATGAGTATTCCGTCATCGGGCGGAAAGTCAATCGCAAAGTGGGTAAAGAGGTTCTTGCAGGATACGAACACTTCTACAAGGTAAGCGAGACCATGTGCAAGGCGATGGACAGAGAAGCGTTCTTGCGTACAGCTAAGGAAGTTCTTGAAGAACATAGGGACGATACCGACTTTGAAGTAGCTGACGAATTGCGAGATCAAGCACCACTTGATGCAATGATTCTTTATGCGTCAGCGTTGGGTGTCGGAAGGATTCAAGATCAGATCGTCCACCCTAACTGGCATCGGTCTGAACCGCATGAAATCTTTGAGAATCTTAAGCGACACATGAACAACAGAATCTACAAAGAACATCCCGAAGTGTTCAAGCTTGTGCGGTATGGGACGGATGAGAAGTATCCGCCGAGCGTGTGGGGGTACGAAGTCGAGGTCAATGGCGAGATTGTTCAGCAGTATTAATCAACGAAAGGGAGAGAGATCATGAGTAAATATATTCTTGCAGGATTCGAGAGCGAAGAACTTGAGCAAAAGATTAAAGAGCATCAAGCGTTCGCGCTGATGCGTGAGTTGTGTTTCAAGTATAACTTAAAAGTCATGTGTACGACCGAGTATCACCACGGTACGGCGTTTCAGATGTGCCACACCAATGGCATGGCGGTGGGCAAAGTGTTTGCTCAAACCATAGAGGATGGCAAGCTGGAGTATTGCTATCGCACACCATACTACAAGAAAGAGCGTGGCAGTAGTGAGGAGGACAAGGAGACACTACGTAGCGTCAAAGTATCTTCATTGATGTCTAGCATCAAGCGAGTCAAAGCAATCATTGATATACCTAAATTACTCGACAAGAAGATGGGCAAGCTTAGCGATGCGAAAGACATCATGGAGAAAGCGATGGGCACTAGCTACAAGTCCAGTAGTGAATTTGCAGCTAACGAGATACAAGCGTTGCTCTGTGCGTTTCTAGGGGAAACTCCTAATGGAAATCACCTGACAATCGACACACTTAAATGTAAAAAGGTACTTGACAAATACAATGAAGCTGATAGAGTAGCGAGCAAGAAGTTAGAAGAACTTGATCGGTTTTTTAGCAATCCTTTCTACATGATAGGTGCAGATAGTTTCGGTCATTTCATAGTTGGCAAAGTCAAAATCACAGGGGGAAAACAGTATGAAATCGTTGAGCAGTTTAAGCGTTATGCAGACATCACCGAGCGTGATGATCTTATCCCTGTGATGACCATGACCAAGCTTGCGCATGAGGGTAAGGGACATCGTTCGCAAAACGGTTACATCCCTGTGATTGATACGTATGACGAGAATCTTGACGCAGTGTTCTTCTATCATAACCAAGCCACACATTACGACTACGTATGGATGGCAACCCCATGCTGAATGAGAACTTTGCCCCAGTGACGCATAGTTGGAATCTAAATCTGGTACGTCTTCCGATGCGCCGTATTGACGATCACTTCATTGTGTATGTCGCTGATGGGTATCACCGTAGGTATGACAAGGACACATTGCCCGATGACTTGAAGACCAAGTTGACAATGATTCTTGCAGTTGAACACACAGTCATACCTGACCACAAGCTTTCAAAATTAGAGTTGTATAGCAACACTCAATGTCTTGAGCTTGACGAGATTGGATGGAGAGCGTCCGAGTCGTACTACTGCATGGTGGTGACGTATGAGTCAATGATGGCTATGAGAGGAGAGAGCGATGGGGAAACTTAAAGATTTGTTGGATTCGTGGAACGATGACGACTATGTAAAAGTCTCTGATCCTCTTCCCGAAAACCTAGCCAAGTATTGGCAAAGCACGCAAGGGTTTGTGTTGATCGAGACGATGGACTTCCAACACCTTGAGAACGTCGTCAATTACTTTTCTCAGGAAGGTACGGTGGTTTATCCGAAGATGCAACCGTCATTCGAGAATGTGATGCTGACCTACTTGCGTAAGCAAGCACAGATCAATGATGTCCACAAAGAGATTCTGTAAGGAGAACAAGCATGGCTAACACACCCGAAGGCAAGGTTAAAACCAAGATTAGAAAGACCCTTAGCGCACACGACTGCTATGTCACGATGCCGATTGGCACAGGGTTCGGTTGTGCGGGTGTGCCTGACTATCTTGTATGTATCAACGGACACTTTCTTGGTATTGAAGCGAAGGCGGGTAAGAACAAACCCACTGCTCTACAAGATCAACACATGACCAACATTCGTAGGTTCGGGGGCTACACCATAGTCGTGAACGAAGATAACTTTGATGAACTAGAGAAGCTGTTGAAGGATTTGTCATGAAAGTATTCTGGTGGACAGTCTTTGCACTGAATATGTTGACAGTCATCGTGACTGGGTTGGTTGTACTGGGCTGGTGGTTAGCGTCAGCATTACCAAGGAGTTTTTAAATGGATGAACAAGACAAAAGTAATTTGCGTGATCTACACGCAGGATTTGCAATGATAGGTTTAATCATGAAAGGAGAAGCACCGCACGACATACCAATGAAGGCATATCTGTATGCCGATGAAATGCAAGAAGCCCGAGACCTGCATGGGGCAGGAATCGTATCAGTGAAACGCCGAACCAAGAAGGAGAAGGCAGATGAATAAATCAGCGAAAGTAAGGATGCTGTTGCGTAGGAATCCAAACACCAAAGCAGGGGCAGTCGTCGAGACACTTGACTGCACCATGCAACAAGCCTATGTCATGTTAAACACACAGAGGAAGGCAATGGGGATTTACAAAAGCGCAGACGGCACATTTAAAAATCCGCCCTCAAACGGAACACTAAATAAAAATTCAATCCTTGCACAGGGTGTATCTTTAGGACGCGCTATTCAAAGAGGAATGGACGACGGGTCGCTACAGAAACGTGCAGACGAAAACTTTGTACCCTTTACTGGTGAGATCACGATGGAGGAGCCGCCCACAACCAATCCTGACCCAGTGAATCATCCCTATCATTACAAGGTGGGTGGCATCGAGACTATCGACTTCATCGAGGGAAAGAATCTTGGCTATAACCTTGGCAATGCGGTGAAGTACATCAGCAGAGCAGACCACAAGGGCAACAGACTGCAAGACTTACAGAAGGCTCAGTGGTATCTCAACAGAGAGATCAACAAAGCACAGGCTTGATTCGTAGGCATGGTTCGCCATGCCTTTTTTTGACACTTTTGAAAACGTTATTTGATGCCAGTTATTTAAGGAGAGCAACGATGCTGACAGGATTAGATATTTTGCTCGCACGAATGAAGACCCACCCCGAGGAGTTCCTACATACAAGCAAAGCTGTTCCCTATGAGGGAGAATTGTTTGGCGGGAAGTGGTCAGACCTACTTGACTACGTTTGGCGTGTTGCAACTGAGGAAGAACGAAAGGCTCTCGATGATGCCCGCAGGGAGTTCTACCGTGATGACTTTAACGAGCGAGTCATGAAGCGACTTGCAGGTGAAGAAGTGAAACAAGTAGAACAACCAAGTCCGTTTATCGTCAAACAACAAAGTGGTGGTTTTGCTGTTAGTGCTGGTGGTACTGGCGGTAGTGGTAGTGCTAAGTCAATGTTGAGTCAACAGGGGGCGCAACAAGCAAGGGCAAGCTTAGCGCAGACAGGTGCGACTATTAGCACTGACTCAAGTTTTTGGAATGGCGTTATTACATCAGGCAAGGGGCAGCTGTGGTGACGCCTAATAGTTTCGACATTGACACTTGCAAGGAAGTTGTAGGCGATGAGCGTATGCGAGTCATCGAAGCCAAGGCACGGCAAGATGCTGACAACGGCATCATGGAGAAGTTTCAACCAGCAGAGGCTTATTGGGACAAGGTGAAGTCGATCATGGAACACGTTATATATACGACCGCACACAAGAAGCGGATGGAGCGTGTTGCAAGAATGAAGGAAAAGAATAATGCTTGAAGTCCACAACATCAACGGCAGGCTCACGACACGCGACGTTTGGTACACAACCGATGACTACGGCACGTTATGGCGATTCGTTGTAACAGAAGGCGGTGTCAGATTTTGGTGGGATGCAATCCATGAGACAGCGATGATGAAGATTCTTGGATACACAGATTGGAGTAGGACATGATGGATGAAAAGGCAATTCAAAAAGCGTGGAACATGATGTCCATGCACAACAGCGAACTGTTGCTTGAGAACGAGCAGTTAAAGAAACAGCTTATGCGTCGGAGCTTGTGGTACGCAATCAAGCGAGCGATCAACATCTGGAGGGGTAAAGATGATTGAAGCAATCAGAACATTCTTTGGCAAGCTACGTGGTGAGCGTGGTGAGCGCAGGACTGTCATCGCAGAAGGGATGCTCTACCGATGCACCAAGTGCCATCTAATTTTTACAACCAAATCCGCAGGGGAACAGCATGACTGTAAAGAAACATGGCGGGGCGAGAGCTAACTCAGGTAGGAAACTACCTGCTGTTGATGAGCGTAGGGCTTTCAGTTTGTATGCGCAGGGTGTACCCAAAAAAGTAATTGCGGATAGGTTTGGGATTGCGTACAAGTCGATGTTGACAATATTCAGAAAAGCAGGAAAGCTTATAAGAAAGGGAAAAAATGAAAACGATCGTTGAATGGTTTAAATCATTATGGGCTAGGCTTACCAAACCAAAAGCAGTCGAGGTTAAGGCTGAGGTAGAAAGCTCACCAGTCAAGCCTGTTGCAAGTGCGCCCAAGCGAGCCTACAACAAGAACAAATCCAAGACGCTGTCGGAGTTGTTGGACAATCTCGACTACTCGTTTGATGCGATGCGTATTGACTACGAAGACATGTCATTTTTACCCAAGCGAGAGGTAGACGGACTCAAGAAATTTGGTGTGTCTGTCATGCCCAGTTTCGCACGACAAGCGTTAGAAAAAGATATAGAAAACTACACCGACAAAGTTAACAAAGAAGCTGGGTTACCCGCAATTTTATTTATTGCTGACAACATGGGTGAGAAGCATTCAGAAGATAAAGATGGTATGTACCCTGATTTTTTCTTTGCCATCAAGCAGAAGAAGTGTCCGTGGTTTGTGGCTAAGAAAAAGGGAACAGCATATCAATGTGGGTTTGGGTATCGCTCAAGGGAAAGAAAAAAAATTTATTGGGTGTATTTTTTTGTGACCATAGATGCCAACGGAACAGTTAACACAACACACCAGCTACATCATAAGCCCGTAAAAACACCGAGTGGCGCATACACCCGCAAGCAGTGGCAGATGTCAAGCTGGGACGAAGATAACAAGGACATCACAGACAAAGCAGTATGTTTTTGGGTTACCGAACACTTTAATTTTTGGGGCGAGAGGCGCAACATGTGGTCAACGACTGTCAAGAAAGATGGGCATAGAGCAGTCTTTTACATTGACCCCAAAGACACCAAAGATTATTTTAAAAACCGTGACAAGGTAGTCACCGTGAACGGTGCGTCCAAGCGAATCATTCATCTTGTAGAAGAACATGAGCGCAACTATTCAAACGGCAAGAGAACAAAGATACGAGAACACATCAGAGGTCTTAGTGTCTTCAGTTGGAATAATTATTCCTGTTATGTAACTGCCCCTGAGTACCATACGGACATCCGCACCTACACCACCCCTTCAGAAGAAATTGAAGACGACACACCCTACAGAGATCAGTATCTTGATTTACCTCAGTTAGCAGACAGACTACACAACATTGCTGGAAAGAAAGCAAATGAGCTTAATCACGCTTGACTTTGAATCCTATTACACCAAGGGCTTGGGCTTCAGAACCCAAACCACTGAGGAGTATGTACGTGATCGTCGCTTCGAGGTCATCGGCGTAGGTGTGAAGATTGACGACCAACCGACGACATGGTTCTCAGGAACACATGCTGAGATAAAAGAACATCTAAAGAAGATCGACTGGAGTGAGGCGGCCCTGCTTGCGCACAACACGCTCTTCGATGGATGTATTCTTTCTTGGCACTTCGACTGTCACCCTGCCTACCTATTCGATACCTTGTGCATGGCGAGGGCGATACACGGCGTTGATGCAGGGGGTTCGCTTAAGGCATTGGCTCTGCGTTACGAGCTAGGCGTTAAGGGCGATGAGGTAATACACGCTGAGGGTAAGAAACGGCTCGACTTCACTGAAGAAGAACTCTACCGATATGGTGAGTATTGCAAGAACGACGTGGAACTTACGCTAAGCCTTTTCCAAGTTCTTGCGAGCGCGTTTCCGCAGAATGAATTAAATCTGATTGACATGACATTGAAGATGTTCACTGAACCTGTATTCCATGTGGACGATGTGTTGCTCCAAGACCGACTGATTGAACTCAGAGAAGAGAAGATGGCGTTGCTTCAGACATTGATGGAACAACTCAAATGCAAGGACGAGGAAGCAGTTCGCAAGAAGCTGGCAAGTGGCAAGCAGTTCGCTGCTATCTTGACTGAACACAACATCGAAGTACCGATGAAACCAAGTAAGGGTAAGAAATCCAAAGGGGAGATGACTTATGCGTTGGCTAAAAATGATGAAGGTTTTCTGGCGTTGGCTGAAAGCGATGACGAGTTCATTCAACAACTCTGCGCTGTCCGACTCGGCACAATGTCCACCCTCGAAGAATCCCGCATTCAACGTTTCATCGACACGGGCAAACGTAACAAGGGACGACTTCCCATTCCTCTCAAGTATTATGGCGCTCACACTGGCAGATGGGCTGGCTCTGATAAGGTCAATTTCCAGAATCTCCCAAGTCGAGATAAGAAAAAGAAAACCCTCAAGAACGCAGTTATCCCACCTGACGACTATGTTGTCATCAACTGCGACTCGTCCCAGATTGAAGCTCGTATCCTCGTTTGGTTGGCAGGGCAGGAAGATGTCGTCGAGCAGTTTCGCAAAGGAGAGGACGTCTACTCCGTCTTTGCCACCAAGATATATGACCGTCCGATCTCAAAGGCAGATCCTGTGGAACGGTTCGTTGGTAAAACCTGTATTTTGGGTTTAGGCTATGGGACTGGTGCGTTAAAACTTCAGCACACGCTAAAGACAAGTCCTCCCGGGGCAATCGTCACTGAGGTAGAAGCTAAAAGTTATGTTGATACATACCGAGAAACCAACGACAAAGTGATTGAGCTTTGGCGTGAGGGTGACAGGGTCATCAAGACCTTGGTTGACTGGCCTGAGGGCAAGAAGCCGTTCTACTACGGCAAGAACAAATGCTTGGAAGTGCATCCTGAGGGAATCAAACTGCCCAACGGCCTAATGATTCGTTACCCCGAGCTTCACCTCAACACTGAAGAATCTAAAAGCCAATACGTGTACAAGTCACGTAAGGGGCCAGTGTCATTGTGGGGCGGCTCGTTGGTGGAAAACGTAGTTCAAGCGTTGGCAAGGATTGTCGTTGGCGAGCAGATGCTTGAAATACAGAAGCGCCACCGCGTTGCTTTAACAGTTCATGATGCGGCTGTCATCTTAGTTCCTGAGTCAGAGAAGGACGAGGCGATGAAGTATGTGATCGAGTGCATGTCTGTACCACCCGAATGGGCTAGGGGTTTACCCGTGGCCTGTGAGGCGAAGTATGGACATAGCTACGGGGAGTGTTAAGATATGTCAAGTGTACAAAGACTTATGATTGAGCGGGTTGAGGGTGGGTGGAGGTTGTCTTTCGAGGGGCATAGCCCCTATCCTGAGAATCCGTACGAAGTATGGTGGCCTGCTTTGCGCAAACATCCTGATGGGACAACATGGGGTAGCACCTTAACCAAAGAAGAAGTGTTGGCACGACTGGAGAAAGAACTATGAACGAAACATGGAAACATGAAATAGACAAGGTCTATATGTCTGACGTAATTTGCTTGGAAAAAGAAACTGTTGAGAAAATAGAAGATGGACACAGGATGGGCGCTATCTTTAGCAGAAACCCTAGTGAAGGTTCAGTGGTGTTTCATTCCGAGAGTGTTGTTAAAGATTTGAAGTGGGAAGTGACGCAAAAGGATACGGAAATATACAGACTCAAAGCAGAGCAAGATGAGATTTATGGGTTGCTTGGGTCAGCACATCTTGAACTGCGACAGAACCTTGAGTACGGATTCAACCGCAACACAATCAAGTCAACGCTTATCAGCATAGGTCGATACGCACCCAAGCTGAAAGCAAAGATGGATGAGTTGCAAGCCAAGATGGGGGACAAGCTATGACTGAGTTCAACGACACCGAGCGTATGAGTAGCGTCAAGCAAGAAGCGGTGAGGGCGGCAGTAAACATAAAAGAAGAGTTGACCAAGCTCATTGCCGACAGCTATGACCAAGGGGTTAAAGACGCATTGGAAGTAGCTCGCAATGCAGCCATCGAAGAAGTGGCACAGCACATTGAAAAGATGCGAGTCTTTGGCAATGACACGATCAGTAGTTTTGCAATCTATATAAGGGAAATGAAGAAATGCCCTGAGCATGAGCAATCAATTTTGAATTTGGAGTTGAGCGCCCGCGCAACAAATGTTTTGAGAGCAGAAAATATTCAAACGATTGGGCAACTGATTGGGCGTTTAAAAGACTGTGACTACTATCTTTCTAAACTGTGTAACTGCGGCAAAGTCACTGAACACGAGATCAAAAACGCTCTTAAAGAACGTGGACTTTCATGGGGACAGACATGAGTTATACATGGTCGTTTTCATCATACAAGCAGTACGTCAACTGCCCCAAGCAGTACCAAGAAATCAAGGTGCTGAAGCGTTTCTTTGTGAAGCCGACGCAGGAGATGACCTACGGCAACGAGGTACACAAAGCGCTTGAGCATTACGTCAAGGACGGCACTCCCCTTGCCAAGAACTACGAACGATTCAAAGCGCTGATGGACACACTGATGGAGATTGATGGTGAGAAACATCCAGAACTGAGGATGGCTCTTGACCGTGACGGCAACGCTAGCGAGTACGGCAAAGGATACTGGGTGCGGGGTATCGTGGACTTGCTCATTTTGGACGACGACCTTGCGCACATCCTTGACTACAAGACAGGCAGTAGCAAGTACCCTGATACAAAACAGTTAAAGCTGATGGCACTGATGACCTTTGCTAAGTTTCCTCAGATCATGCGAGTCAAGGCTGGCTTGCTGTTCGTGATGCACGATGGGTTCGTCACTGAGGAGTACACCCGAGATCAGATTCCTGCACTGTGGGATGCGTTCAAGTCTGATCTTGCACGGATGGATGGTTCATACGAAAATGATGTCTGGAACCCAAACCCTACACCCCTGTGCGGCTGGTGTCCTGTGACAACCTGTGACTTTCATAAAGGACGCTGACCATGCCGTACGAGAACAAACCAAGACCATACAAAAAAGAATATGAACAACAAAAAGACAGAGGCGAGTTACCTAACCGGATGGAGCGCCAACGCGCCCGAAGAAAACTTGATGCTGAGGGTGTTAGCCGCAAGGGAAAAGATGTTGCGCACGTCAAGGCTTTATCTAAAGGTGGATCAAACAAAGACGGAGTCCGACTTGAAGCACCAAGCAAGAACCGATCGTTTAAGAGAAAGTCAGACGGTTCAATGAAGTAATAGTCATCGCGTTAAGGCATGAGTGTGCGGTGACGGGGGTTTAGTTAACCCCCTCTTAACCATGTCAGTCAAGCGGTGTTTTCGAGGTCTCTCTCTCCTTTCGCACGTCGGGCTTGACCGATTGACCCCCGTAAGGGGTCACAGTTTCATTCAGTAAAGGGTAGTATGCAAGTCATTGATAACACGGCGGTACACATGAAAATACCGTCAAACGAACTTGGTCACTTGGTCGGGCACATTGAAAGGTGCGAAGTACTAAGAGACGACGGCAAGTTTGCTGAAGTAATGGTGTATTGGGGCATTAAAGAGATGCAACGCCTCATCAAAGTCTATGGTGATGCGCCGTCCCCAATGTTCAACGAATACGACTGGCCTGGGATGTATACGCCATTCGTCCACCAGAAAACTACTGCCTCATACCTTGCCTTACGACAACGGGCCTTTTGCTTTAATGAAGCAGGCACAGGCAAGACATCGTCCGTCATCTGGGCGGCAGACTACCTGATAAATCAAGGACTGGTCAAACGGATACTGGTCATCTGCCCACTGTCAATTATGTACTCCGCATGGCAGGCCGACATCTTTAAAACAGCAATGCACCGCACTGTCGGCGTGGCGTACGGCGATGCGAACAGACGCAAGAAAATCATCAACGGGGAGTACGAATTCGTCATCATTAACTTCGATGGAGTGGGAACAGTTTCCGAAGAAATAGGTAAAGTAGGGTTTGACCTAATTGTGATTGACGAAGCGAACGCATATAAAACGGTAACTACAAAACGTTGGAAGACCTTGGCAAAACTAATCACTCCCGCAACCCGTCTTTGGATGATGACAGGCACACCCGCCTCACAGTCTCCGATGGATGCGTTTGGCTTGGCGAAGCTGGTTAACCCTATCGGTGTGCCCAAGTACATGACATCGTGGCGCGACAAAGTAATGCACCAAGTAACGCCGTTCAAGTGGGTTCCCAAGGCGACTTCACAGCAGGATGTGTTCAACGCATTGCAACCTGCCATCCGGTTTGAGAAGGCTCAGTGTCTTGACTTGCCTATGGTCATGTATCAGACCAGAGAGATACCGTTGTCCCCGCAAGCCGCCAAGTATTACAAAGTGCTGAGAGATCAACTGCTCATCGAGGCAGTGGGGGAAACAGTCAGTGCTGTCAATGCGGCGGCGAAGCTCACCAAGCTGTTGCAGATTGCTGGTGGCGCTGTCTACACAGACGACAGAGAAGTCATTGAGTTTGATGTATCCCCAAGGCTTAACGCCTTGATGGAGGTGATTGATGAGACCAATAACAAGGTCATTGTGTTCGTACCGTACACCCACACCATCAAGTTGGTGGCACGGCATTTAAATCAACAAGGAGTAATAAATGAAATCATAGAAGGAAGCGTCAGTGCAAAACTGCGGTCTGACATTATCAACAAGTTTCAAACCGCAAAGGATCCACGTGTTCTGGTCATTCAGCCACAAGCCGCCTCGCACGGGGTAACGCTGACTGCCGCTGACACAGTGGTGTTTTGGTCGCCTGTCATGAGCGTAGAAACGTACATACAGTGCATTGCCCGTATCGACCGAGTTGGGCAGGTCAACAGTATGACGGTGGTACATCTACAGGGCGCGGAGGTTGAGCGCAGGGTGTACCAGATGCTTCAAGGTAAGGTGGATTCACATGAGAAGTTGGTCGATCTTTACAAACAGGAGTTAGGGATATGAGTGCAGTCGAAGAAATTGAAGACACAAAACTGGATGAATTAGTCAAGGTATACTTGACAATACGTTCAGCACGTGAGAAGATGAAAGCTGAGTGGGAAGGTGAAGATAGGGCACTTGAGGATGAGATGAAAGTCCTTGAGCAAAATTTCATGGTGACCTGCAATGAGAGTAATGCCAAAAGCATCCGCACAAACAACGGCACAGTGATTCGCAAATTGAACGAACGCTTTACCGTAGCTGATGGCGAAAGCTTCAGAAAGTTTGTGTTGGAGAACGAGGCGGTTGATCTGTTGGAAGCACGTATCCATCAGGGCAACTTCAAGGAATTCATAAAGGATCGCGCAGCCGATGGCTTGCCGCCCGGAGTGAATGTAATGAGGGAATTCACGATCACCGTGCGTAAACCCTCGAATTAATCAGTCAGTTTAGTAAACAAGGAAAATCAAATGAGTACAGATCTCGCAACAATGTTCAGTGGTGCAATGGTTCCCGTTGAGGGCTTGGATGAAGACACACTTGCCGTAGCAGGCGGTGCGCGTTCCAACAAACGCATCTCAATTAAAGGCGGCGTGTTCCGCAAATATTCTGGTGGCAAGGAAATCGGTGCAATCGAAGACCGCCACATGAACGTCATCTTTGTGAAGATGGCACACAAAGCATCCCGTATGTTCTACGAGGGTGTGTATCAAGAAGGCCAGAAGATCAGCCCGAACTGCTGGTCAACAGATTCTGAGACCCCTGACGCTGATGTCAAGGCTCCCGTAGCAAGCAAGTGCGCAGACTGCGATAAGGCCGTCAAAGGTTCTGGTCAAGGTGGTTCTGGTACAGCTTGCCGCCTGTCTTGGCGCACTGCCGTGGTGTTGCCTAATGATCCGGCTGGTGATGTGATGCAGTTGGTTCTCCCCGCTACATCTGCCTTCGGTAAAGAAGACAACGGTCGTTTCCCATTCCGTCCTTACATCCAGCACCTTGCGTCGCACAACGTAAGCGCTGGCCGGGTGATTACTAAGATGGCCTTCGATACGAAATCTCCTACGCCAAAGGTTTTGTTCAGCCCCGCTGGCAAAGTGGAAGATGACGATTTGCAAACTATCGCACGTCAGGCAAAAAGCCCTGCTGCTGAAGCCGCTGTCAAGATGAACGTCTATCAGGTGGATGTGGCTGGTGAGGTGGAAGTCGCTCAACCAGAATCTGTTCCAGAACCAACGAAGGTTGCCTCTGATAAACCCGTCGCTGATGATAAAAATATCTCAGACGTTGTTAAAAAATGGTCTAAGAAGTAAGGAGTAAGGATGTCACGGACATACAGTAAACCGTTTCTTGATGAGTTGGAGAAGGCAAACCCGAATAGAGTAGGGATTGCCCTAGCTAATGCTTGCGTGAAGGCAAACCTGCCTGCAAAGTATGTAGCATATGCGTTAGAGGTGACTCGGATGACGGTCTACAGTTGGTTCCGTGGCAGTCATGTCCGGCATAAAAATATGCTGAAGCTTGAAGCTATTACAAACCTCATTGAGAGCGATACCGCAAAGGGTATTCTTCCAGCGACAAGCAATGCACAGGCAAAAGCCTATCTTGAAGACATGGTCGGGAGGTCATTCGACAAGAACTAAACGGAGGTAACTCCGACATCATCAACCAGAGCGAGCATAGCCTCGCTCTTTTCAACTCTGGCGAGACATGTTAAAACAATTCTACGAGAAAGCATTGCCAAGTCAGGGTGTCTACTGTGTCAGTGGTTTGTCCAACGGGAGAATGGCAAACCGATTCGCGGAGACACTCGACGGCGTATTGGAAGAAATTGAAAAGCTTAATAAAAAGGGGGCAGATGTATTTGTAGCACTGGGGACGTTTGAAGGGTACAGCCGTAAGGCAGATGACTGTTTATTCGTCAGGTCGTTCTTCATTGATCTGGATGTAGGTGAAGGCAAGAAGTGCGCAACAAAAGAGGATGCCCATGCAGAGATAGAAAGCATCCTAAACCAGACAGGACTACCGGAACCCGTGCGGATTGATTCAGGCGGTGGCATACACGCTTACTGGATCATGGACACAGACATCCCCAAGGATGAATGGAAGCCAGCCGCAGAGGTATTCAAATCGCTTTGCCTACAGTATGGCGCTATTGATCCCGTAGTTACAGCAGATGCTGCACGAATCATGCGGTGTCCTGAGACATTCAATCACAAGACAGGGACTCCACGCCCTACATCAATCATCAGCAATGAGATTCCTGTATATGAATGGAAAGAGTTCAAAGCGTTTTTGTTGGGTGAAGAAGGCGAGGTTGTAGCGGTAGAGCCTAGGTCGCCTGAGATGGAGGATATTCTTGCAAGCATACCCAAAGGCTTGGATGAAGATACCAAGGCGCTGTTAAAGCTGGATAACTTCCCGAGGACGTATGAAGCTCTCATAAATAAATCAAAAGATGGTGGGGGGTGTAATCAAGTTAAGTATGCCTACGATCATGCTCATGAATTAGAAGAACCAATGTGGCACGCGATCATAGCAATCGCAAAGTTCTGTGATGACGGCGCAGATGCCATACACGGATTATCTCAACCTGACCCAAGATATTCACATGCAGAAACCGAA